CTTGCATCAATCGGTATTACCGATTACGGAACATATGCAGGACGTTGGAAGATTTGGGGTACTGACTTTCTTCCCGATAACGTTGCGTTCTTGTATCTCGCAAATCCTCCGCAGATGTGGGCTTCGCACATTTATGCACCCTACGTTCCATTACAGGTTATGCCAGCCATTTACGGGGATTACAACGTCGGTACAGGTGCGTATTTGAACAACGATTCTTGGACACGAAATATTCGTGAAAGAAGCGCAGACTTTGTTACGAAGTCTTACGGCTTCCAGCCAGTTATCGGGCCGCAGCCGCTGACCTTCTAAAAGTTAGAAGTAATCGCAGTCAAATTGAGGGGTTGGCAAAGTGTCAGCCCCTCTCTCCTTTTTATAGAGAATGATTAATACACAAATTCCAGTACGAAATAAAGCGAACGTTTCCAAGATATGTGGGAACTACACTATCGCTCCCGGTGTGTGGCAAACGGTTCCCATTAGCTTTGTTGAACAGTATGGATTCGATAAGGATTTTGAATTTGACTATTCATCATTTTCTGAGCAAATGCGAACAGTTGATTCCGAGGGATTGCAAACTTTTGATTTCTGGTGTCCCTTGTCGGCGGTTGACGGATATGGTCGTCACGCATTAACTATTTACAAGGGACTTCAGCAAATAGGTATTCATCCAATTCTAAGAACTGATGGATGGGGAATAGACACTAACTATCTCCCAAGTGACATTTCATCTACACGTTATTTAAACGCTGGAAAAATGCCCCTTAAACTAGCATTGATGATGACGCTTCCATATCATATTTTCCAAGTTCAATCAATCTATAAAATAATCATTACTCAGTTTGAAACAGATCATATTCCCGAAAAACACGTTGAAAACGTCAACACAATGGATCATTTAATTGTAACTTCAAGTTTTCAACCTGATATCTGGAAAAGAAGCGGTTGCAAGATTCCTATATCCGTTATGAAGTCAGGTGTTGACACGGATGCCTTTCCATATAAGGAACGATCTAATGATGGCAAATTTAAGGTTCTTATTCTTGGCGCATTAACTGGAAGAAAGAATCCTATGGGGGCTATTAGAATTTTCCAACATGCCTCTAAAGGTAATCCTAATTGGGAACTCTGTATCAAATCGAGAAATGCAGATGGAATTCATGATGTAATTAAAGTTGCAGAAAATGACCCTAGGATTAATGTCATTTTAAATGATACGCCGCCCCATAAATTGATTGACTTTTACAATCACTATGATTGTTTGTTATGGCCCTCCAAAGGAGAAGGATGCGGATTACCACCACTTGAAGCAATGTCTACTGGAATGGAATTAGTCTGTTCTGATAATTCAGGCATGAGGGATTTTGTAGATGAAAAGTGGTGTTATCCGATTAGAACTGCCGGTATGGAACCTGCGAATATACCTAATGTGGGGTTTTCCAGTCGATATACCACACAATTCGGTCAAGTTGGAAATTGGTGGGTTCCAGACGAACATCATGCTGTTTCGCAATTAACTAAGTGTTATGAGAATTGGAAAGACGGAAATGGCAAAGGCAAAAAGGGTGCTGAATATGTTAGAAAATATCACTCATTAGAAGTACAGGCTGAATCGGTTATGAAAATTATAGGGAAGTATTTGTAATGGCTAGATTTAGATATGCATATGCAATTGCCACATGGAATGGCGCTCGGTTAGTAGAAACCATTCAATCTATCCCCAAGGGTTCCCGATTACTTGTAGTGGACAATAGTATCTATGGATGGCCCCTTTCAAAGGCGTGGAACTTCGCAATTAACAGGCTTTGCAGGGAAGAGGGTTTTGATGTTGCAATTATTATGAATGATGATATTGTCCTTCGACCAACCACCGGAGAAGAATTAGCTAGTGCATTACTAGAAAGACAGTTCACGATGGGCTATGATAGGGAATTACTTCTTATCTCTGCTCGTCATGCCAATCACGGTGATATGTTTACGGATGAAGTTAATTGGAAGTTATTAAATGCAAAAAATCCTGAGTTCCAACCCGGCCCTGACTTTTCTTGCTTTGCGACTACTCGTAAGTTGTTTGACAATGTTGGTGAATTTGACGAACACTTTAATCCGGCTTACTACGAAGATAATGATATGCATAGAAGAATCCAACTCGCGGGATTTGAAGCGTACGCTTATGCACCCTACTGGCACTATCGATCAATGACAGTTAGAACTAGTGATGAAAGAAGGGGAATGTTAGGCGCGGCTCAGGCGAAATGCCGTGATTATTACATTGCAAAATGGGGCGGCATTCCCGGTGATGAAAAATATATAACTGCATTTAATAGAGGATTTGCAAGAGTCTAATGAATCGTCCAAGTTTACGTACGGAAGAAATGCATGAGTTAGAGCGCGCCCATGTTGAATATTTCCCTGAAAATGGTTTTCCAATCAAGGGAATTGTTCACGTTGGAGCCAATACTGGACAGGAGATTCCTTGGTATCTATGTCATTACTATCTTCCAATTATCGCATTTGAGCCACATCCAGTAGCATTTAAAGAGTTACACCGGATTTATGGAAGGTTTGCTCTTTGCTCCCCATTCGCGTTAGGGGATGAAAATAAACCTCTTACTTTGCATATTCCAGAGGACGGCGATCACGAAAAAAGTTCAAAGTATCTTCCTATAGAAACTGAAGGTCATGACTGGACTAAGATTCCAGTAACGCAAGAAATTTCTGTTCCTATGGTTAGATTTGATACTTGGTTTAAGAATCACAATAACCTTGTAATGATTGAATCATATAACACTTTAGTGATTGACGCTCAGGGAATGGAATTAGAAGTTCTAAAAGGCTTTGGATCGTTACTGTCAGCCTTTGCTTTCCTAGTGGTCGAGTGTTCGGCTACTCCGGTGTACGATGGTGAGGCGTCAGCCCAAGAGGTAATTGATTTTCTATCAACTAAAGGATATATGAAATTGACACCAATTGAAGAACATGACGACATTTACTTTAAAAAGAGGGGGCTTTGGGATAGATAATGTGCATGAGTTGTGGGTGTTGCATCCCATCTGACAATCACGATCAATGGGATAACATTACGTACAACACTCTTCTTAAAGCAATGATAGCTGGCAATGTCACTACCATGGAACAGTTAATTGAAAACATCGAAGAGACATATGCTTCAATGCAGATTCAAACTTCACAAGCTGTTGAACCCGCAGATCAGGGCGTTAATGACGATATGGGGCCGACCGGAACAAATGAATACGCTTCGGATGCATATTAATGACGCAAGATACACTTGATGCAATAGAAGAAGAAAGTCGTATTTTAGTTCGCTTACGCGATCCCCGCAAGCATTTAAGGATTGATACTTGGCTCAGAAATAGAGGAATCATCGATCCGATAGGTTTTGAGAATGGCTTCAAACTTGCACGAAATCCCGTAGAAGCCACGTTCACAACCCTCGTTCCTCACGGACAAAAAATTGACAAAAGACTTTTAGTAAAAGACCCTAGAAACTTTACTGATCCTGTATTAGTAAAGGGCGTTTGGGTTGATCGCGCTTGGGATTTCCAGCGACGCGAATTAACTGCTATTCGGAGAACTAAGAATCTTCGCGTAACAATGGGCCGCGATCAATGGCAGCGTCCTTTGTTAATGGGCGATATTGGTGCATTAGTTGGTAACGGACAAGCGGGTGCATTAACGGCAGTTTCTGTTAATACTGCAACTCCCGCAGGTGGTGGTTTACCAACAGGCGCAAGTTCTGCTGGAAACACAGGACTTCAAGGAAAGTTAATCTTTGTTGGCCCTAATAACTCGGGCGTAGGTTCCGCAGTATTTGGAGTTTGCGTTTCTAATACTGCAACGGTTATTACTGTCGATCAATGGTATGCAATTCCCGTAACTGGTGCGGCTGGTACAACTCCAAATGCAACAGGAAACTACGTTATTTTGCCGGGAATGTCTTGGGCGGCATGGGTTGGACTTTCAACTTCTGTTGCAGCCGCCGCCGCAGGAGATATTTTAAGAACTGCTGATGGTTTATATGGAGATGGTACTGGTGGTGGCGCTGCTACTGAAACTGTTTCAGGAACAGGTGGTGGTTCTGGTGCAAACTTAGCAAGAGCTTATTGTGGACAGGGTGGTGGTACTGCTCCTACTTATGGATCAGGAACTTACATTCTTGACCATACATGGACATATAACGGAGCGGGAGCGATTACATTAGCTAAAGTTGTAATGTGTAATTCGCTCGCTGCTGCGGGATCACTTCTCTTTTTAGAAACTCTTCTTTCTGCTCAGGGTACAGTTACTGCTTCTGGTGATACGATCCGAGTAACTTGGACGGTGACACTTTAATGACAGATTTCTACCTTTCAATTCATGGTCGAGCAACCGATGAAAATATCGATAAGAACGTAACGGCTAAGGCAATGAAGTTAGTAAAGGAATTGAAGAAACTTGAAGTTACTATTGACTCCGGTGTTATTACGTCTGGTCATTTTCTTGGTGGTTCTCGTTCTCTGGTGGAAACAGAAAAAACCGAAGCTAGTAGTGATAAAGAATAATTGAGTGCTTCTGGTTCTGTATTACTGGACTTTGGCGCGTTTCCCGGTAAAACTGATATCACACAAGACGTTTCTACTGTCGGAGTTGTCGCCACTTCTTTAGTTGAAGCTTGGATACAACCTGCTGCAACTACAGATCATACTTTAGATGAACATAGAATTGAAAACATAAAAGTATCCGCTACTTGGAAGGTTAACGATACGATTACTATTTTTGGAGTTTGTACCGATCCCCCAATCGGAGGAATGACACCGGGTAAACTCTATGGCAAATACAATGTAGGATGGGTTTGGATTTAAATGGGACTTCCAATTATTGGCGGAACAAGCGGTGCGTTAGCTGAAGTAGGCGCAGCTTCACAAAAGGGAATGCACGTTATTCTTAAGCCTGATGACGTAGGTTCTCTTGGTCAATACATGATAAGTTGCGTTACTGGATCAATGGCGGCTGGTCTTGCTGCTGCTAGTGAAATTCTCCAATTAAGATATACCGGAGCTAACCTTCTTCTCATTTATGATGTTGTATTAGAGAGTTTTGTTGCCACCACAGCATTCGTTGCTGGAACATGGGCATTTGATGTTATACGCGCAACTGCATGGACTGTTGATGGTACTGGTGGCGCTACGCAGGTTCCAGAAAAACTTCGTACTTCTTTTGCTGCTCCAACTGCAACTGCTCGTATTGCAACTACCGCTGCATTAGGTGCAGGAACTAAAACTCTTGCGACTGTTTCGTTGCGCGTAATTAGAGGAAACACTTCAACGGGTGTTGCAGTAGCTGGTGGCGAAACTCAAGTAGGAGTTCAATCTTCTGCGCAAATTTCTGTTGGTTATCCCGGCGCTGTTCCTATATATCCAAGTCCCGCCGTTCCAGATCAAAATGCATATCCCATTGTTTGCGCTCAAAACGAGGGGATTGCAATTCGCGCTTCTGTTCCCGGTACTGGTGTTTGGGTTGCATCGTTTACAGCTAGAGTTGCTGAAGTAACTGCTTACTAATGAATGAGTTTATTACTTGCATTAATTAGTAGTGGAACTCACGCTAGCGTAACTGCGTCTGATACTCTTAATCCACTTTCAGATAGCGCAGTTAGAATAGTCGCACTTCCCCGAACTTCCTCTGATTCTCTTTCAGCACTTACGGATTCCGCATTTCGCAATCCTCAATCCTTTCTGAGAACTTCTTCTGATTCTCTTAATTCGATATCAGATTCAGCTAGTAGGTTAATAAAACTCCAAAGAACCGCTTCCGATGCCCTTGCTGCATTGTCAGAAACAACCGCAGTATTTAAGGGAATTTCTCGCACAGCTTCAGATACACTCTCAGCAATAACCGATAGTGCTGTTAGGGTGGCTCATTCAAGGGTTAGAACAGTCGCGGATTCACTTTCTACAATTTCAGATACAGCACTTAGACAATCACAGTCCTTTTTACGAACCGCAACAGATAGTCTTGGAATTTCTTACAAAAATTACATCCTTTCACAAAGTCCAGCGGCCTATTGGCCTATGAATGATTCGGTTGGAACTGTAGCTGTAGATGCAACAGGAAATGGTTATAACTTAACTGTCGCTAATGTTGCTGGTGCAACTCTTGGAGGCCCAAATGTGCTTCCTTCAGAAAGTTCGACTTCCTTAACTTGTGATGGAACGGTTAATGGTGCAGCTTCACAAGCAAATGTTCTTGCGGCATTAAATGATGTTAATGGGCAAAGCATTGAGTGGTGGATGCATTTTAATGGATTACCTGCTTCTCTTGATTATATCTTTGGAACGACAGGAACTAGTACTGGACATTTAGATCGATGGAATGGGGACGGAACCGCTTACCCAACACATTTTGAAACTATAAGACATAATAGTTTTGGAAGCTTCGTCATTCCAACTACTGGTGTTCATCACGTTCTTTATACGAGAAAAACTGGCGGACGATTTAGATTAATTTTTGATGGTATTTTAGTTGCTGATGACCCTGCTGGAATTTTTGGAGTTTTGGCAACTCTGTGGTTGGCTGGAAATGGAAATAACCTTCAATATAAAGGGGATATGGCGCATGTAGCTATATACAATCGAGAACTTTCAGTAAGTGATGGATTAGCGCATTATAACGCTGGCAATGTCGGCCTTGGCCTTTCCGATGTTGCTACTATGATTAAAGGTATTATTAGAACCGCTTCTGACACACTTAATGCAATTTCCGATAATGCAGTCCGCGCCACTCAGAGTAGATTGCGAACAGCTAGTGATTCACTTTCTGTTATATCTGATAGCGTAACCCGACAACCTCAATCGTTCTTAAGAACTGCCATTGATACACTGGCTACAATAACTGAATCAACTACTAGAAAGGCAACTGCGTTTCGTACGGCTTCAGATGCACTTAATGCATTATCTGATACTACCGTAAGACAATCAACATCAAGAAACCGAACAGCGTCCGATGTTTTGGTAACTATTTCTGACTCTACCCTTAGACGACCACAATCATTTTTAAGAACAGCATTAGATGTAATTCAATCAATAATTGATGCAGCTTTTATATTTGCTGGAATTCCAGTATTTGTAGATGCGATAACTTGGAGTCGGGATGGCGTTGGAGAGGTATACTCTAGAGATGGTGGAATTGTCTCGTCTAGAGATGGTGTAGGAGACTTTACTTCAAGAGATGGAATTGGAATCACATCGAGTAGAGATGGAATTGGAACAACTAAAACAATGAGGACACACTAATGGCGCGCTCTCCTATATTTAGCACTCAAACAAATTTAACGTGGGTCGAAACATGGCTTAAAGATGACAAAACCCCCAAGGATATAAGAAATCCTGACACTACAAATTCAGTTATTACTCTTAGAATCCTTTATCCTGACGGAACTACACATACAGGAACCGGGGCGGTTACGTACGTAAACTTACAAATAGGAAGGTTTAACTATAAAGTAATTCCCGGTGATTTCCCTGCCCCTGCACTTCCAAGCGATCCACATATTCTCTATGTTTGTCAGTATGTCGTTACGTATAACAACGGATTAGTTGATGATGGAGATTTCTTTTCAATAGCTATGCTAAAGGCAATATAATGGAACAAGTAAATCTTTTCGCAGTTCATATGCCAGCAGCGGTTGATAAACCACTCTTGGAAGTTCTTCATTCTGGATATATTGGACAAGGAAAGAAGGTAGATGAATTTGAAAGAAAGATCGCAACTTACTTGGGTAATGAGAACGTACTCACTCTCAATTCAGGAACTTCTGCGCTTGAACTCGGACTTCATTTATCTGGCGTTAAACAGGGAACGTCAGTAGTTTCCACTCCAATGACTTGTTCTGCAACAAATACTGCAATCCTTGCGCGTGGTGGCAGAATTATTTGGGCAGATATTGATAGCGAAACTGGATTAATTGATCCTGTAGATGTTGCCAGAAAGATCGAAGATGATACTGTGGCGATTATGGGCGTGGATTGGGGTGGTCAGTCCTGCGACTGGCACAGCCTGAGCCTCACAGCGGCCCGGTACGGGGTGCGGTTGATCGAGGACGCCGCCCATGCTCTTGGAGCCTTCTACGGGCATCGTAGGGTCGGGTCGGGTTATGTCGATTTCACCGCATTTTCATTACAAGCAATTAAATCCATTACTTCAGTTGATGGAGGAATATTAGCTTCTAAAAGAACTTCTGATAGTAAACGTGGAAAATTACTAAGGTGGTATGGAATTGACCGAGACACCCCTAGAAAGGATATGCGTTGCGAAGAAGATATCTTAGAAGCAGGATGGAAGTGGCACATGAACGATATCAATGCCACAATCGGAATGGTTCAGTTGGAGTATTTAGAAGGTATCATTGCAAATCAAAGAAGGAATGCCCGTTTTTATTACGAGAACCTGAAAGGCCCGAAGCCAGCGTTTCCTCAATCGAATTTACTAGACTCTTCATTTTGGCTCTACACTTTACTCTGCGAGTCGAAAGAACAGCGCCTTGAATTTATGGAGTATATGAAAGAAAAGAAAGTAATGGTTTCGCAAGTTCATGCGCGTTGCGATACTCACACCTGTTTTGCTCCGTTCAAGAAGCATCCACTTCCCGGTGTTGATAGTTTCACAGATCGACAAGTCTCAATTCCCGTTCATTGGAACTTATCTGAAAAGGAAAGAGAATATGTTTGTACGACTGTCAACTCGTTTTTTGTTAAGGAGAAGTCCCATGCCGCAATCTAAACTAAGACTTTCATTTGTTCGCGTTGAAGAGTGGCATCAGGCGCTTGAATTAAGAGATGTTCGGAATGAATGTCGTGAAGGAATGACTCACGATACCGGATACATCGATACTCCACAGCAGAAGCTTTTTTACAATGAACATCTAGCCGAGTTTCGTGGTGATGGAATTTTTGAAGCTTATCTTCTATATGATAGATTGACTCCAATTGGCTATGGCCTTCTTAAGTGGGATGATGATAAGTATTGGATGACTGCTGGATTAATAAAGGATTACAGATCAAAGGGTCTTTCTAGATTTCTTATCTCATACATAACTGAAATGGGCCATCGTGAAGCTAATGATGTTTGGATTGATGTTTGGAAAGATAATCTTGCATTAATTGGTGACATTCGTGTAGGATATGAAGTTCAAGAAGAAAAGCATATTGACGGCAAGGCTCTTTTGATAATGAAGCACAATCGTAATAGATCATATCGATTTAAGGAACAGGATATTCTTGCAGGACTAGGTAAACCTGTAGTTCGGGAACTAGCCCCTATAGAAATAGCATCTAGTTCAATATCGCAGGAGATGATTGAAGTGAATCAAATTGCAATAGAGAGTTATGATTAGTGTTTTACTTAGGAATTCCCGTTGTAAATAATCAAGACTTAACCGAGAAATGTTTACAATCAATAGCTGCTACGGTCGCTGACCCCGAACAACTTACTATTGTAATTTTTGATAACGGTTCAGAGATTCCATACAAGAGAGATTGGGGGCGTTTGGATTTTCCATGGGCCATTCGTGTTGTTAGAAGTGAATCGAATCGTGGATTCTATCGTCCTATTACCGACTTAGCGGATATGGCAACTACGGCAGATATTGTTGCGCTTTGCCATAACGATCTTATCTTTTATGAAGGTGGGTGGGATCGTCGGTTAGTTAAGGCATTTGTTGAAAAAGGTAATTTAGGAATAGTTGGTTTTTGTGGATCAAGCGAAGTTGATGACCGTGGCGGTCGTGGTGGTGGAACGATGATGAATTTTAAGGGAGAAAAAGGTGCGCTTGCGGAACATACAGGACGGAAAATTACCGACCTACAACCGGCGGCTATTCTTGATTCCCTTTTTATTGCAATGCGCCAGCCTGTTGTTAGGGTTTTGGGTGTTGATGACAACATTGCATTAAATCATTTTGGTGATAGAGTTTGGCCCTTACGTGCGATTGAAAACGGTTGGCACGTTGGAGTTCTCGGAATTGAAATAGACCACATGGGCGGTCAGACCTTAGTTTTGATTCCAAAAATAGAAGCCGACTCTGAAAAATGGTGCAAGGAACATCGCATTGAAATTCCTGAAGGAATGCAAGCTGGAACCGCTGTCTATCTTGAAAGTGAACGCCGCTACCTCACCGAATACCGGGACTTAAAGCGTATGATCCCCGGTAGAGTCACGTATACGTGGACTTATAGGAGAGATAATTAATAATGGAAGCCTGTCCTGTTTGTAAATCTAAAATCCTGAAACATAAAAAGAATTGTCGGTTTTTAACCGAATCCAAGGTAACAAGAAGGGTTAAAAGTCCAATTGGATGGGTTACAGTAATATCATCTAAGGAGATTCTTTAATTGGCCCCACTTACTTGTAAAATCGGAGCGGCACTTACGTATGACGTTATTGCCTATGTTCGTGGACAAATTGAAGATTTAGGACCGACCTTTAAAATTCCTGATGCTTCATTGGCGATTTACGTAGAGAATGCTGCTGAAGAATTTGCAAAGTGGTCGCCTATTGGTGATATTGTTGTAGGAAATATTGGTGGAACACCTCCGACTTCTCCATTATCAACTATTCCCGGCGTCAGTAGGTATTCATGTTCAATAGCGAATGGATTTACACTTCCAGTTTTAGATGTTATTGATGTTCTCTTTAAGGCTTCAGGGGTCTTTACCGCTGCATCCGAAATAGCATATCTTCAGTTAATGCCAATTTCGCCATTTAACTGGTTTCATACTCAGGGAAATATTCTCTCTAAACCTTCTGAGAGGGTTATTCGAGAGGAAATGTTTGATGAATTAGATCATTACACTAAAGGATTTTGGGGCACCGCAAGGGGTGCAGATGGAGTGCCAGTAATTGATATTTTTCCTATTCCTACTACTTCCGGTTTACCCATTTTTGTTCGCTATACATCTGGCTATAGTGCTGTCGTTGATGGTCAAGGAAACCCCACCTATCCGACTGTTCCAGAAAATCACAAAAGGTATTTTGCAAAATTCGCTCTTGCAGAAGTTTTGGACCAAGAAGCCGATAGGTTGGCGAAAAGTTCACAACTTAAAGCAGGAGTTATGCAACGGTGGAGTTCTCCCGCTTCAATTAGAGCGCAAGCAGAAAATCTCAGGGCAGACGTACAAAACGCATTAGGTTCTGCTGTAACAGTTGGAAGAGCGAGTCATTAATTGGCTACTGATAGCAATTCTACGGAGAGACAATTTTTAAAAGCAATGGAACTTAAATAATTTTGCCCGCTACCGATCGTCAGATTGAAATTTATCAATTACATAAAGAATGCTGTATTGGAAATGGTCATCCACAGGCATCTCTTTATCACAGACTTCAAGAAGGTTCTGAAGTCGCTGTAGGCCCACAGGGTCTTAATACTGAATATACACAACCTAACCCACGATCAACAGATAATCCTATGTCTGCTCCTGTTTTAATTTGGGCAACATGGGATGGGTTAAATCTTCGGGGCGTTGCGCAGGATGGTGGAGATACAGTTTCATCAAGAATGTGGATGGAGCGATTCTTAGTTCAGTTCCCTGCCATTGACGACAACTATAACCTAGTGGTTGTTCAAGATGATGATTTTATTCTCGACCCTTCTGGCGTTAGGTTTAAATTAGAAAATCCTGTTTTAAGTGCCGATGGGTCATTTTGGAAGGCTGTCACAATGGTAGTTAGGTAATGGCTGGCGGCATCACTATTACCGATCCCGAAACGGATATTGAAAGAACAATAACTAGATTAACCGCTAGGGTTGCACTTGCAGATAAAGCGTAGGGCAAAAACATTGCTAGAAAGAATATTCAAGAATATGTTTATGCAAGACCACAAGGGCCAAATACTAGATACAAAAGAACTTATGATTTACTGAATTCAGTTAAATCTGGAACGGTAAAGTCAAAGGGTGCTGTGGCTGCGGGGCAAGTTTATATTTCAAGAGATAGATTTCACCGCGTTTACTATCCTATATTTGTTGAATATGGTCACGAAGCTGGCGCTCCATATGAAGGTCGTGGATATTGGGCAGTTACTATTGCAGAACTTAGAGCAAGTACCGCAAGAAAGACGGTGGTAGCTGGAAGAATTGTTGCAAGAGGCACTGGAATTTAATGGGACTTCAGGACGAACCTCTAACCGACCTTAAAAAGAACTTACTTTTAGCGTGGGATTTTAGTAATGCATTTCCAGTTAGTGGATATACTTATGATAAGGGCGTTTTAGTTGTTGATGGATGGCCTTGGCAATTAATAAGACAAATGGAGGCTAAGGATCATCAACAAATGACTAAACCTATAATTTCAATTGTTAGCATGGAGCCTGTCGAGACTACGCGCTCGTTTAGTGACATAGACAAGACAGGAGTAGGCGCGGGACCGCTACAATGGCGTCTTGGTAGGAGAGCAAGTCCGTCCTTTCTAATTAGCATTTGGGTAGATCAGCAATTAGGAGGAATGGATATGGCCCGAAAATTGGGAAGCGAAGTATATGCAGCAATGTTTTACAATAGAAATCGCCTCTCCAAAATCAGGCATCTTCGGATGATTCACAGCCATGAATCAAAAGAAGATTCGGCTCAACTCTACCGTTACGATGTGGTCATTGAGGGGGATGTTTATGTCACTCTTGATGTGTAAAAATTCTAAGAAAAGGAGGTAAATTTGTCTCCATCTCTAATGTCGATTCAGCCGGAAGCTGTAGCTCATGGTTCTGAAATTCTGTTACAGGCACTTGGCCCTGCTGGTGGTTATGTAACCATCGGAGAAATCTATGAAATTGATTTCGATGCAGACCAGAAACTTGAAGCACTTCCTATTCTTGGTACGCGCCGAACCGGATATCGGAGAGGTCGTATTGAAGTTTCAGGAACTGTTAAGGGCTATTGGCTTAACGGTGCATTGCGATCAATGTGGAATGGATATGCAACGCCTTCGGCGGCTGCATCAGGGCCATTAACATATGATTCGCAAGACCCATTTGTTAGATATCAGATTATCATTCTTAACGCGAACTGGCCCGGTTCGGGTATTGTTAACCCTAACACGGTCATTGCAAACGTTACGTTTGAAAAAGATACTATTAAGTGGGCGTCTGACAAGGTGACGACTGAGGATATCACCTTTAAGGCAGAGGACGTTTACGGTCAGTAATTAAAACTCTAGGATTGAGTTTTCAAGGAGATTAAAAGATTTATGGAACCGTTTAAGGGCATGGCACCTACGCCCGATCAAATGAATAGGGCTAGGCAAATTCAAAAGCCACCTGAAACAAAACCCAAGAAAGCCAAAAAGGGAGAGTCAACTACTAGAGTTTCTCTAACAAGTGGCTCTCCCCCTCTTGGGTTAAAGAGTGAGGTTCAGCAAATTATTTATGGTTTGCATTGGACTTATCAAAAGCGAGTCCTTGACATTATTAAAATTGGAGTTCCAGCAGAAAAATGGGACACGATTCGTATAATTGTAATGGACATAATTACAGAGCAAGTAGAAACTACAAGAACCCTAGTTGGTCGCAGGATTACCGATCATCTAGTTGAAGAACAGGAAATAAAGGAGAACTTAAATGGACACGCGGAAGCCAGCATTAGCTAGTCAAGTTGAAGATTCGGAAGAAATATCTGGCAATGGAGTTGCGGAAGTCGCAGTTGTTGAAGATATTGACCCGAGACAATGGTTAACTTCTGACGATAGCGCAGTTATTGGTTATGTCAATACTCGCGCTGGTCGTTTAAGAATTGCAGCTTTAACGGAATCAGAAACCGATAGAGTTCGCAAGGGTGCAGAGAAGCCGATTAATCCCGGCAAGCCTAGTATGGGCAAGCGGGTTGATCTTAAACTCTTGCGCACGTTAACGGCATGTGAATCTCTTAACAAGGCATATAGGGGAAGGCCGGGTTTTCAGCCAATGATGCCAAGTGAATTAGAGTCAAAACTTGCAGGAGAGATTACTGCAATCGTAAATGAAATCGCAAAGTTAAGCGGTTACTCGGAGGAAGAGGAAGAGTCACTTCCTACGTTTCTTCAACTTAGCTGACCAAGGGGAAAAATTAATCGGGGGTAAGATAGTTCCCGCTTATCCCGGCATGGCGTTTTTAAAGTTCATAGTTGAATGGGCAAATGAAGCACATGAAATGCCATCGGAGGTTTATCAGAAATACTTAGGAAATCCAAGAGACTTCAAACTACTTCTGGCATACCGTAACTACAAGATCGAAAAAGAAAATAAAGAAATAGAAAGGAGTAAGGCGAAGAAACCCTTCGGATAAATTGGAAAATCTAGAGACTATTGTAATCCGGTTCATGGGATATAACTTCCTGCGTGGTGCAGTAAGTGAAGTTTCCGGTTCATTAAAAATGATCGGTGGCTTATCCCGAGAAACTGGACAAGTAATGGTCGATTGGAATAGGAGAAGTGAGGCGGCAGCAAACGCTGTCGGCCTTGCGTATCAAAGGTACGCAACTGTAGTTCAAGAATCTTCGGCTAGGAATATAGCTGCAACCGAAGGCATTACCGCCGCTCAAAGAAATCTTGAATTAGTTACTGATAGAGCATCGATTAATGGGATGCTTGCCAGAAATAGAGTCATTGAAGCTGAGCTTCGATACGGCAAAACTGTTGCTGCATCAAATAAATTAATTATAGAGGCAGCGCAAGATCAGGCAATTGCTTTTAATCGAGTAGAGGCTGCTCATTTAAAGGTTGCAGAATCTGCCTATCTTCAGGCACAGGCTGAATCCGATCTTGCATTAATTGCATCTCGCGCATATACATTAGAATCTGATCGAGCAGATTTAAATGCTGCTGCTAATGATAGATTAGCTACTGCTCTTGGAATGAGGGCAATTGCAGAGCAAACTGCTGCATCTGAAGCTTTATTACTTGCTAATGCCGATACAAGGTCTGCTGCTGTAATTGCAGAAGTAGCTACTGTAACTGAATTAGCAAGCAATAAAATTGCAATTGCTTATGAAAAAGAAGCTTTAGTTGCAAATCAATCAGCAGATGCAATGATAGTAGCTTCTCGTAAAATTGAGGGAGCGCAATCCCTACAAACCGCAACGATGGAAGCGGGTGCGGCTGCACAAATCGCAGCTATTAATACAGTTAATGCGGCATTAATAGAACAAGTTGCCGTTGCAAGGGCGGGTGTGGTTGCTATTGCAGGATCGATTCAGCAAGCAAGCGCAATGGCAATGGGTCTTGGTGCTGCATTCTTAATTGGTGGTGGAATTGTTGCTGCGGCGCTATTGTTTGCTGCTGGAAAAGCAGGAGATTTTCAGTCTAAGTTATATCTCTTGCATACTCAGGCGCGTGTTCCATTATTCATAACTGTTAAAGAAAATGGAATCACTAAGACTGTCGATCAAATGGAATTGTTAAGAAAGGGCATTCTTAGTATGGCAGGAGATACCGGATTCTCTGCTAATAAACTTGCCGATGCAATGTACTTAATTGAATCACAAGGTGCAGGCGCTACAACCGCTGCACACGCATTGGATATTTTACATGCTGCTGCAATGGGTGCGGCTGTTGGTCACTCTGATTTAATTCAAACATCTAGAGCGTTAGCTGCTGTAATGCAGGTATTTCCAACTATTATTGGTGGCCCAATCGGTGCGATGGGTGCACTAGATGCCATTGTCGGTCAGGGCATGATGACAATGGAAGATTTAAATGCCGCTTTAAGAACTGGTATTTTAGCAACTCTTAAATCTTCTCATGTTGGCCTTGCTGATTTCGGTGGTGCATTAGCCACTATGACTGACTATGCAATTCCAGCAACTCAGGCTGCGAACTCACTACGAATGGCTATCTATTTAATGACTGCTCCAACCGGAGCTTCAGATAAAGTTCTAAAGGAATTTGGATTAACTACCGCTCAGGTTTCTTCTGTTTCTCAGGACTGGACTAATAAACTAGAGAAGGCAGGAATTCGTCACGCTCAATTAGCTGATGATCTTCGCAAACCGGGCGGCATCATCATTGCAATGCAGGATTTACACAAACACTTGACTGCCGCTGGTTTAAATGCGGAAGGGCAAGCTGAAGTTATTTATAAAGCATTTGGTGGCGGTAAGATGGGCAAGGCCATCATTACGCTTTATGAAAATATTCAAACTGGAACTCGGGCCTCCAATGCAGAGCTTAGAAAATTAGGATTTACAACAGAAGAAATAAACACTCTAAACGATCGTTTGATTGCAAAAACGGCTGCCGTTAATGCACAGGCTAAATTACTTGGAACGAACTTTAAGTTCATTCAAGATCACGACCCCGCTCAGATGTGGAAGGACTTTACTTCAGCCTTAAATGCGGCGGGTCTTGCATTGGGATATGCATTCATTCCTATGCTAGTAAGTATTCTTGGGTTCTTGACTCCAATCGTTAAAGGTTTTACTGATTGGATTGAACATAATCAAGATTTAGCTGCTGGAATCGGTGGCGGCGCAGTTGCTCTAATGTTAATATTTGGAACTGCTCTTTTAGTATTGGGTGCCTTGGGAATGGTTGCTGGTGCGATACTGGCAATTGGAGCGGTTGGACTTCCTGCATTGGGAGTTGTTGGACTTGTATTTGCAGGATTAGTAGTTGCTGCCGGATTGTTGACAGGAGCCATTCTTTTCATTCATTCAATATGGGGATCACTTTCTGATCTTTGGGAAAGAAGAGTAGTTCCTGCCGGAACGAGACTTTGGAATACACTAAAGTCAATATGGGATATAATTTCAAGTGGTCTTAAAATAGTTAAACCTTTATTTGATACTGCATTTGGAGATTTTGCAGATACCCTTACTGAACATGGTGGTCTATGGGACAACGCCACTCAGGGATTTTCTGATTTCTCTAGGGCAATTGTTGCTTGGATTAAAAGTCCTGCATTTGCAACGTTAGTTGCAGACTTTGCAGTAGGACTTCCAGTTGCAATTGGAATTGCGCTTGACGCCATTTTGTTATTTGCTGATGGAATTCAGGGTGCATTCACATTAGCAATTGGTCTTGGTTTAACTACGTGGTACACCATGACCGGACAGTTCTGGAAGATTCCCGGCGTTGCAAAGTCAACTGGTGATGCAATGTCGAAGATTATAGATAGAACAACTAAAGACCAATTAAAGTCAGCTTCTGATTTCTCCAAAATGTATGACGGAACTTATCAGAATATGTGGCAGCAAGTCTACAACAATACTATGGATATGACTTCCAAGATTGGAAACGATGGTTCCATTAATATGCAAACCGCTGGACAAAAGATGGAAGCCGCTGATCTTAAGGCTGGTATTCACAGAAAGAAAGCTGCATACAGAACATTCTATGATGTTGGACAAGCAATGACTGACGGTATCGCTGATGGCCTTTTGAATAAAGGTGCAGTTGGTGGAATGTTTGCAGCCATTGATAAGTTAATGGTAGATGCCGCTGCCGCTGCTAAGAAGAAAAATAAGTCTAAGTCTCCCTCGGTATTGTGGGCTGATGAAGTTGGTAAGCCAATCCCACAAGGTATTTGGATGGGTGTTCTTAGTGAAATTCCAACACTTCAAAGAAATATCTCTGGAATGCTTACAAACCTTCTCGGGCCAAGAACAAGCACAGGTAGCGTTTCCAAGGCTATAGTTGCAAGCGCGACTCCTGCCGGAAGCGCAGCTAATCAAGTTGCGCCAACTAAACCTATTAGTACAAAGAGAATGGAAGAATTGTTAGAGAAGGCAACCTCGTTACTTCAGCAAATTGCAAATGAAGAATCTTCTATTAATGCATTTGCCGCACAGAGAAGGAATGGATAGTGACTGCGCCGAATAGTCCCGCATTTACACTTCCAGGTACACCGGGTCAACTAACGAACTTTCATGGTGGAAACGTTACTGATGATTCGATTATATTTGGAGCAAGACAAAGTAATCCAGACGGTACTACTAATCCACTGTCTCTGTTGCGAATGTATGCAGAAAGAACTGCAATTGGTGGACTCCCTTCCTCCCCGCAATTAACTTGGGATTTAGGTTGGGTAGGTGGCGTTCCTGCCGTTAATCAACTACCCGCCCAAAAGAGAGCGTGTGGTGGAAATAGTGTAGTTAACTATAACGAGCGACTTTATTTCATGCCGTCAGATGGACAGTTAATGTCCTCTCCTGTTGGATCACCCGCCGTTGGAACGTGGCGATACGAGAATCCACTTCCTATTGCAACTCCCGGTATCTCTCCGACTGTTTATGCAATGACGGAAGTGGCTGGTCGTCTTTATTGTACTGCTTCAAATACTTCATATATTTCTGCTGCCGCAGGTTTGTATATGGCAGAGATAAACGAGGACGGAACTGTTGGAACTTGGGTTTTGGTTCCCGGTGGAATTGTTACTCAATCAGATGCAAACTGGCAGAATGCGGGACTTACCGGATTTTGGGACGGTAATTCAAGTACAGGTTTCTTGGTTATTTGGAAGAGTCCAAACTGTAAAACTGTTCAGATAAATGTTACTGATGGAGCTATAACTGCGGCCATTTCTGCGACCGTTAACCCGACATTTGCAAGAGATAACTTAACTGCTGGAATAGTTGTAGTTAATAACTCGCAGGGATGGATACTTCTTATTGGTGGAAGTGCTTCTGCTGCTTCAGCGGTTGTTGATGCAGAACAGGTAAATATTTTTACCGGAGTAATGTCCGGTGTATTCGCTGCGAAACAAGCGTTACCCGCCGTTAGAACTGGCGGTACGTTAATTGCATTACAGAATAACACTATTTACTACATGGGTGGTTCTGCTACTAACTTAGCATCCGGCGCTGTTAGTACCGTTTATTACAATAGTGTTTCTGGAATATTAGCTCCTTCTGCATGGACAAGTTCTGCACAAACATTACCAACTCCATCGTGGTTGATGGGTGGCGGATTAACGCTTCCAGACTATGACTTATTGGCAATATCAAACCTTGCTGATAAAATAACCGAAACAATTACTACGGCAGGTGCATTGGTTTCAGGTGCTTCTGCAATGATCGTTGCATCATTTAAAGCTGCGACTACATGGGCATTGGTTCAGGCTGGAACGATATTAACTGGAACTAATGCTGCTGTCGCTCCAACGTGGCCCATTCCAACTGTAGTAGGTCATCAATTATTTGCTCTTGTTAGTGGAAGCGATCATACCGCAGGAACTCCTAATTTAACTTTAGGTGAAACTTCCGCCGCAACTTCTTCTTTTGACTTCTCAGGAGTCAATAGTGATAACGAAGTATTCACCGATGCGCTATTCACAATCCCTGCTGGTGGAGCTACGGTTACAAAGATTTCTTGTTATTTTGGTGGTCATACCGCCGCAGTTAACGCGAAACTCTGTATTTGGAATAGAGCAACTGGCGCGTTAATTGCATCGTCTGCTCAATTCTCTGCTGGTGTTGGACGAGCATTAAGAAGCATCTCAATGCCAAGTGTTGTTATTGCGGCAGGTGTAACTATTCGTATTGGATTCTGGCGTGACAAGGCGCATGATGCAGAATGGGGCGTTGCTGCTTCTGGAACTTTTGATTACAAAACTAATGTTTCTGCTCCCGGTTCTGTTTCGGGATTTGGAACTTGTGCTGGCCCGTATGTTTGTGGACACTTACAAGCTTACATAACTTATACATCTGGAACAGGTGCGCCTTCACCAATTACTCAAAGTAATCCCGGTACTGCAACTGGTTGGTCAAAAATTGCAGACCTTCCAAACGGTGATGAAGAATTAACGATCTGGATGAAGCCAAATAGTCTTGTATCTGATCCCGCCCCTGCATTTGCTAGTGCAAGTGGTAACTCAGTAATGATTGCGCAGCTATTAGAATTTTCTGGTGGCAACACAACGCTACCAACAGATCAAATAGGAACAGTAAAACAATCTGGAACTTCGTCGTCAATGATTGCCGCCGCTCCCGCACCGGATTCCTTGCCGGGAGAATTGGTAATTTCAATGTCTCGTTGGGTATTATCTGCTGCAAATACAGCAACATTATCTGATGTTCAGAATAATGCAAACAACGTTCAAGATGGAACTACTGGTGCAAGTTCACAAACTCGTCATATGGCAGTAAATCATGGCATTATCCCTGTAGGTGGAACAAGCACACGTTCACCATTTGTATGTTTAGTTGGTGGACAAACAGTTGCCGCCGCTCCAACGGATGTGGTAATTGAAGCATCGGTTAATCCTGCCTCTGTTCCAAGTGATGTTAGAGCGTGGTCTAGTTCTATTGCTCCATTAGGAACTGCATTAATTGTCGGAAACCTTTCAACTGGTTCTGGACTTAACAATAATCAGGATGGAACTCAGGACGTTACTATTCCCTTTGGAGGAATTGACGGAACACTAAACGGTCTTGCGACTGGTACGTTATTTATTGGCGATATCAATGACGGTGATGAATTAACAATCACTTGTCAAATGGTTAATATTGACGGCGATCCAAGTCCCATATCAACTACTACTGTTAAAGTTGGACAACCGCCGACTATTGGAAATCCAAGTCCAAGCGGTGCGTCAAACTCTTGTCAGCCTGTTGTAACTTTTGATTATCTATCAGGAGTTGGCGGTGGCGCTGAAGCTTCTTGGGAAGTTCAGGTATTAAATAATGCTGCTGTAATTGTTGCGGATTCAGGAATAGTAGCTGGTCAGGATAACTTCTATGCCCCTAAGTTGTATCCACTTCTTGCTTCGACTTTAGCGGCATCCCTTAATATCACCGTTACAAGTACCGACGTTCCAATGCCGGGATCAACAAATACAAGTACAATCCCTGTAGCATTTACCCCTACTAATACTGCGCCAGATAACTCTACTACATTAAGTTTGACCGTTGATAATGTAAATGGTTCAGTTACGGCGCATTGGACAAATCCAAACACAGGCATTCCACCCATTACAAATAGATTGTGGTGGAGAAAGAATGGAAGTTCTGTTTGGTTAGTTGCCAAGCAATCTATCGCTGCATTAATTGCAACTCCCCAAGTATTTGAATTGATGGATTCAATTCCAGTAGGTGTAAAGATCGACGTTGGAGTATCGTCCCTTGCTGGAAGTGAAGATACTGAAAGTGCAATTAACTTAGTTGGAACCGGAACAATCAGTCCTGACTACCATCAAGATTTAGGTGGTTGGACTGCGATGCTTCACATACTTACTGAAGGGCCAACATTCAGAGTTCCAATTCCAAACATGCCACCAGTTAAGTACACAAGAAATGTCGATTCAACCGCTACTGTTATGTTTGGAAATACCGCTCCAAGTGTTAGGTATGGAGTGTTTAATTATCGCAACATTGCGATTGATGTAATTCCTCTTAACTCTCAAATCGTATTACTGGATACTTTAATGGTAGAGGCAATGACCGGAAAGATAATCGTCTACAGAGATACACTTGGAACGGTTATTTACTGCGCCCTCATGCCAACCCAAACAAGAGATATTGATCTTTACTATGCTGATAAAATTAACCTAGTTGAAACGCAGTTTGTATTTGTAGGTGGCTAATGCAAAAACTTGCAAGGGTTTCTACATTAGGAACTTCGTATGACGCCAAAGCTGTTACTGATATGTTGCTGGATCAACAAGGTCAGGAGCGATGGTTCTTCGACCAGTATGATGCTACATTAAAAAATAAAACTGACTTTTCGCCTTATGTAGACTTTGAAAATACTTCCCCTAGAATAACGCATGATTCAACTTCTGCTATTCAACGGTCACTAACAATGACGTTGCGCGGCGACGCTCCACTCAAAGAGATAAATTTTCTCTCTGATATCATTGGAGTTCGTTATCAATTACGTTCTCCTGATGGCGGATGGGTTGAATGGCAATTGGGAAGATTTACATTGACGCCATTCGATCAAGACATATATCCCGGTTATACATGGAATATGTTGACAACTCCCGACTTCGGCCAGTTATTAACAGACGCTACATTTATATCTTCCTATACGGTTAGAAAGAATGTTAACTATGTAGGCGCTGTTAAGGCCATCGCTCAGGGTTATGGCGGTCGAACTCCTATATTTACAAACATTCAACCGTCGGATGCAATTCTTCCTGCTAGTAGGTCATTTGATGCTGGTGAAACTAGACTGTCAGCAATCAATAAGTTACTTGCATCGATTAGCTATTTTCCTGCATGGTTCGATGAAGTTGGAGTAATGCATTCTTCCAAGATTCCAGACTATACCAAAGTTAAAGAAACCTTTCTATTCGATACAACGTCTGGTTCTTCTATCACAATGATTCCAATTCAGGAACGTCCTGATATTTCAAAGGTTTATAATCAAGTCTTGGTTATTGTTGAAGATGCTCGTAAAACTAACAACATAAGAATGTCGTACTTATGGAAAAACAATAACCCAAAAGACCCTGTTTCGTTAAAGAACTGGCATCCTAAAACTTTAACTATTCGTACCAGTTCTATTCCTGATAAGAAACATATGATCGCAAGGGCTGTTTCGGAAGGACAGGCAGCTTCGCGTGTATTTGGAAAACTAACCGCTGGAACTTTTCCTTGGCCGATAAGTCAAAACAGAGATGTATATAGATGGATTTACAGTACGCCCGATGAAGGGTTTAATAATTTCCTATACGTTGAAATGAAATGGGATATGATTTGCAAAACAGGCCAAATGTCCAGTCATTCAATTGAGCGAATAAGATAATGAAAAGAATGTCTGAAGAACAAGCGGGGGGTTATATAGGGTCGCTTATTGAAAGAAACTCTGCTCTTAAAAAAGCAGTCAATCGCCACTTTCAAGGAACAATAGTTCATGTAGATGCCCCTGATGGAAACTGGCCCTTTACTGTAAATATTGATAGAACTGAAGGGCCGGATGGAATGGACTGGATTTGCGCCATTCCCGGTTACGTTCCAAGAATCGGGGATGAAGTTGAATGTGAATGGAGAGATGAAGATACTGGATATATTAAATATCCATTAACTCATCATAAACTTACCGCTACAGTAGCGTTGGCAGGAACGTTCTCAATTGGTACATCTCCAACCGCCATTAATTGGGACACTCTAGTTCGTGATCCTTACAAATGTTTTGATACAGGTTTAACAGGATTTACCGCTCCATACTCGGGTATATATCGTGCTAATGGATCATATAGGGTAACCACTGCTGGTGAGATGATTGTTTATTTCTATATTAATGGAACTGTTTATAGGTCACCAATTCTTTCCAGTACAACGGGGGCGTTTGCTGTAGGTGGAACTGCACAAATCCCACTTCTCGCAGGTGACTTTTTACAAATGTACGCACAACAACCGACCGGGGCGCAGAACGCCGGAAGTAATGCACAAGTTGCAAACTTTTTTGACGTTGAATATATGGGGCCACTCTAATGGATGAAGTTTTAAAACTACTTTCAACATCCTTTGCTCCCGGTGGTGTAACAGTTGCATCATTGGTAATCGGAATTTTAATACTAGGATCGCGGGGCGTCTGGTACTATGGTGCCACCCACAGAGATGTAATGAAGGATCGAGATGATTGGAAAAACATTGCTATCTCTGCAACTGCGACTGTTAAGGATCAAGCAGCGCAAATAGAGAAACTGACTGAGGTAACTGAAACTCTTAGTAAGGCCATAAGTCCTCGGAGGCGTTAATGTTTGGCAAGCAAAAGAAATTAGAACACAAGGAGCGGCGTAAGCCCGAAAATGCACTAATGAGAAAGGAATTTAATGCAGTTCAAAAATCCGAAACATCCGCAGCACTCAAGGTTGCACAAGGGCAAACGAGAGATACTGATGTACGAATCGAGAATCTTAGAAGGATAGCGCGCTTGGCCGCGATCAGACAAAAATAAATGCCTATAACTGTAGCGTTTACTACTACGGCCTTAGTTGCTTTAGTGTTTAATACATGGTTTATGACGAAAGCAATTAGGCAAAAACAAGCCCTTACTGAATCTGGCGAGAATGGAAAGCTTAGAATTATAGCGAATACATTCATTCAGGTTTGGACAGCTATTATATTAGTTGACTTGCTAATTATAATATCTGGCTTGGGCATTTTAACCGGACATAGAGAACTCGGATATCTCTTAGCGACAGTACCTATAGGATCAGTTTTTATTGGCGTGTTCGCTATTAGAGGATTCTAAAAGGAGGTAATATGGCTACTGTTCAATCATGGGGTCTTGGTCGCATTCTTGCTATTGTCGGACTACTTATTACAGTTGTTTTAATTGTAATAGGACACATGGCTTTTCTTCCAGTCGGCTTGCTGTTTCTTCTCGCGTTTGCTGCTATACTTCTCTGAATGATCGACCCGAAGGCACCTGAAGAATTCATTAAGGGAGAATCGGGTCTATTTCTGCCCAAGGATTTAGCATTTCAAACAGCAAACAGAACGTTAGATACGAACTCCGAAGGAAATATACAGGGAGCGCCTATAAGTCCTAATCGAGCGATGCGTCGAGATATGATGAAACAAGCCAAGAAACACATGAGGAAATTAAAAAGAAAATGATTAATCTTTTGAAGAGATTTGCTATCGCATACTTAATAGTTAGTATGTGGGCATTTCTAACAGCGGCAAGCGCGCAGACTGAACAGACTGCATTTGGAATTGCAGGTGTTCTTGCGTTGATTCTTCCATTTGCTTTAAAGTTCGTTCCCCGAGCGGGCAAATACATGATCGCTATTTGCATGGGTTCTTCTCTTGTAATCGCCGTTGTTTCAATGCTTATATCTGGTGAAGCTAAATTTAGCGATCTTCAGGGTACAGACATTCCAACTTTAATTACTCTCTTCCTAACAGTTGAGGCGCTTTCACAAAGACTGTACTCAATTCTTACTCAGTCTCCAAAGACGGAGAATGCAGTTACGTAATGAAGGTAGTTCCTTATTCACAAAACGATCCAAGATGGAAAGGCCATGTTTTAGGTTATGGCCCTGCACTTGGAACAATCGGAGCTTATGGTTGCGTTAATACTGTAAAGGCAATGATTGCCACATTTGCAGGTTATCCAACTAATCCCGCACAAATGGACGAAGCGTTTACTGCAAAGAAAATATTCACACGTGATCCTACTGGAACGTATGATTTTCTTCCAGATAATGCTCTCGCTCTTTTATGGCCGACTAGATTTGCATTTGTTGGATCATATGCTGGATTAAGAAATGACTTAATTGCAAAGGCACTTCCAACTCCCGATACATATGCAGAGGCCCACATTTCAAGTGCTTCAGTTCCAACTCATAGAGTTTGGATAATTGGCGGAAGTCCCGGCAATTGGACGATTGCTGATCCTTGGGATGGACGAATCAAATCATTAAACGCATATGGTGGGGCTGCGGCTATTTCAAAAACAATCCTTACAAAAGAACGTCCACAACCCGTTCCAGTAAAACCGCCAGCACCAATTGTTACGCCACCAATTGATCCTCCACCCGTTATTGTTGCACCGCCAGTTGATCCAGTAATTATTCCAGTTGACCCTGTTGTTGTAACTCCACCAATTGTTCCTGTTGATCCTCAACCGATGGATTTATGGAAAGCAATTGTTGAATTCTTTAGGAAGTTTTTCGCTACAAACAAATGACACTTCAAACGCAATGGAATGCAGTTTATCCAGATAGACCATTAACACCCGCTGATTCTGCGGAACAGTTTCGGCAGCGAGTAATAATGGCTGCGGTTATTACTGCGATTAACGTTGGAACGGAAGCTGTTAATACTCCGAATCATACAAATAGAACTGCGTTAGCAAAGGCCGTTTCAACTAATCCAATTGGGTTTATGGAACCATTTGCATTAATGTTGGCGGCTGAGAATTTGGACAACGCTTCAACTGACGTTCAAATAACAAACATGCTTGCTGCGGTCTGGAACACAATGGCCGGGGCGCTATAATCTAAGTAGTAGGCAGCGCGCTCTGTCAAATGGGCTAGGGTTATCCTAGTCGGCGTTAGGGGGATTGGGAGTTATGACCCTGATTCCCCAAAAGCTTTTTATGAGGGATAAATTAAATGAATAAATTAATAGAGCATGGTAAGATTTCAACTTATAGTCATTATAAATGTCGATGCGAACCATGTAAGGATGCTTGGAATCTAGATGGCCGAACCAGATACTTAAAAAGAAAAGAAGCAGGAACTCCAAGAAAACAAAATAGAAATGGTCATGTTAGAAAGGGACTTCAAGAACATAGAGAAGTTATTAGAAAAGCTAAAGATGTTCCCTGTATGGATTGTGGAGGGAAATTTCCTTCTGTTTGCATGGACTTCGATCACGTTCGCGGAAAGAAGTCATTCACCATCGCCGGGGTGATGCACTACAAACTAGAGAGGTTACTGGCCGAGATAGCCAAGTGCGATGTTGTCTGCGCCAACTGTCATAGACTCCGAACAGCCTCTCGGAAATCATCTCTATTGACAAGTGAAAGCAATGTGTGATACGTTACTTTTACTGTGGAACATATTTCAACCATCGTTCAGGAAGCGTTAGATCGCTGCGCTGAGAAGATCGAGTGCGAAGCCCCGCGTATGGCAGAGCAGATTCGTGAAACTTCAGACCGAATCGACGCACCTATTCAGGTGGATTTTTCGGAGCGAATTCTGAGTCTAGTCGTTTAACAGGGAACGCTTGGCCCCCTCGGGATTAAAGGGAGTGTGCAACTAACTACACACTCCTTTTTTTATTTATCTACTTGTCTGGCTCTTGGTTTTCATCTTCAACAAAATAAACCTTGTAACGCTTAGTTAGTAGTCTTGCAGTTCCAATAGGAATTGATTCGCTGAAGGTTGCTGATTCATTGTATGCTTTTTCAAAAATCGCATATGCGTCTGGATTATTGATAAGCATTTCAATTGAACCGCTAGGAGTGGCCTTGCCAAAGGTTCCATGCTTTGCCGCAGCCATCTTTATCTTTACGCCTTTCGCGGTCTTGTAATCATTTGAATTCCAGTTTGGAACCCACGTAATTTCTGTTAAAAGAAAACGTGCTTCGACAATAGGTTGGTTGCCTGTGTCTATCTGCATGGGTGATCCTTTCGGCATAGCCGTAGAAAACGAAAATACCGCATGGGTAGCGGCAGTTCACCCGAAACTACTATACCACACCGAGTTCTATACGCATCTTCTCGATGGCAACTCGGCGCCTACTTCTCGCAGTAGCTACTGGAATTCCTAATTTATCTCCAATCATTCCATCGCTTAAGTCTTGGAAGTAGTACATATCAATTACTTCTCTTTCGTTCTTGTTTAAAAAACGCATAGCTTTACCAAGCGCGATTTTAGTATCTATCTTCTTTATATCAATTTCTTGCATTTCTTCCCTAAACAGCGGAGAGTATTTAATTTCTGTATTTTGTTTACGAATGTACGAGATGGTTAGGTTATGACCTATTCTATACAACCACGCCGCAGGTGGGGCCGTTGGTATGTATCTATCCTTAGCAATGTATGCTCTTAGAAATGTCTCATGCATTAATTCTCTAGCTAAAGATTCATCCTTAACTAGAGTACGAATTTTTCGGAATAACGGTTCTGACTCAGCTATATAAAGTTCTTCAAATTCCGTTGCGGGGTCGAGCCAATTCTCCGATGGCTTTATACATAAACTTTCTGTATGTTTCTTTATCGTTTCTGAGCCACCCATCTATGTCCATAAGTGTAGTGACCTTGAAGGTCACACCGGGATACGGAGTTAAGAATTTTTCTATATCCTTAGCTTCTATTACTCTATCTAAATGATCTAATGGCATTCTTCCTGTCCAAAACGCAGCTTGAAAACGATAAACTATCATCTATTCACCCTGTTGAGGTATACTGTAGTCATGCCGCACTCTCTTGTTCGTAGAATAAATCATGGTATTAAAATGAAAGAGTATTGGAATAAACGCCATGAGCAAGAACAAAAGGAACATGAGGAATTTCAGAGATTTCAAACACACCTTGAAGAATTAAAGAGTAGTCCATATATATCTCCTGTTATTGAGGTTGTAGTAGTTCCTGAACCGGAAATTCAAACTCATATTGAAAGTGAATACGAGAATCCAAATATTGATCTAGACGAGTTTCTAGAGGCTTTAGCGGAAACTTCACTTACTTCCGAGCAATTAGAATATTTTTATTATGTTCCGCAATATTATAAGCATATCGGCTGCCAAACGACGAAATACGACGCCCCGAGTGCCACGGTAGCGGGGTAAGTGACGAACTGGTCGGCTAGGGGCCAAGGGA